TAGTTATCAAAGACATTGAATCAACATATTTTATAGGAACGAAAAAGAATCCTAAGTGGATTAAGTGGAAGAAGTTTGTAGATTTAGATTTAATTGTTTTAGATAAAAAGAAAACTAAATCCAATATGTTCTCTTATACATTAGGTGCAGGGCCTGTAGATGAAGGTCAAGAAATTAATGGTAAAAAATACATGAATGTTGGTAAGGCAAATAATACTAAATTAGATGTTGATATTGGAGAAATCCTAAGAGTAAAGGTAGATGAAGTCAAGGGTTCTGAAGACAAGTTTACTATTTACAATGCAGTTGCTATAGAAATACCGGAAGTCGAAATGCCGGAAAAAGTAGTTACTCTAGAACTACTTTCTAAGGATACTAAGCCTAGTTTAAAGTTTAAGGCTAAAGCCTTAAAGAAAGGCATTCTGATTACAGACCACATTCATGGAGAAGCCATTTTAAAATCTATGAACGGGTTTTCTCTATATGAATTCGAAAAGGATAATCTAATGTCTAAACATGCCATGATGAATTTAGATTCGTGGAAGACTGATGCTGAAAACATAATGAAAACTAAGCAAAGCGAATTAACAGTAGCGGTATTTCAGAAGTTAAAAAATCAGCCTTTGAATATTAGAGATTTACATAATTTCTTAGTTAGAGAACACGGGCGATTATACGACAATGTATTAGAAAGTAAACAGGATAGGATAAAAGATTGGTTTAATAATAGGGACGGAATAAGTTTTGATTCTAATACTAGGAAATTTTTTGCAGACAGTGATAAAATAATGATGGAAGAAGAATCCTATAAAACTCCATCAGAATATAGAACGGGGGGTTTCAAAATTTATTCTAGAAAAGATGACGATTTAAATTTAGTAATTAAATTAAAAGACACTACAATGTCTTGGACTATTGACATTAATTCAGATGATGATATATTCAATTTATTTGGAAAAGCAGGCAAATTCCCTGCACAAGTAGCAACTACTCCTCCTATAGATGGAACTGTTGTAGATGAAGGGGAAATAGAATTGGGTGTTCAAAGGACAGGATATCACGAATATTTCTTAAAAGGAAATAAGTTCGAAACTAAATTACATGTAAGAGTTGTCCCTGTAGATGAAAATGAGATGTGGTTGGCTTGGACTGGATATAAGCAAACTCCTGCTGATAAAGAAGGAGATGAAGGCCTTTGGAATATTAATAAAGATAAGTATTCCAAATTAGTAATAAATCCGGAAAAAGAATAAAGTGTTAAATACCAAAAGTAAAAAAGAAGGGGTTGAGGAAAATGAGCAGTGCTGTTATAGCGAAAAGCGAAATGGACTTTCATATACTCAAAAGCCAAAGCGATTTAATGATTGGGGGATATGCAAGCATAGAAATCGTGGATAAGCAAAATGATTTAATTACACTCAAAGCACTAGAAGATGCAGTACAAAAATACATGGAGAATGCCAAGTTTAGAAATGTAATGACTAATCACTCAAATGTGCAAGTAGGAGAAGTAGTAAAATCTTATAGAGATAAAAATGGGAAACTATGGAAAACAGAAGTTGATGATGTTGGGTTTTTTGTAGTAATAAAATTAAGAGATGACATCGAAAAAGCCAAAGAAATTGGAAGAGGAATTCGCAAAGGAACATTAAGGTCTTTTAGCATAGGGGGGCAAGCGTTACAGAAAGTAAAAAAACAACATGATGAACTAGGAGAATATAGTGAAATCAGTAAGTTGGAATTACATGAAGTAACAATATGCGAAAAAGGAATTAATCCGGAAGCGAAATTTGATATTTTGAAACAAGAAGGTGAAAATATGAGCGAAAAATTAGAAAAGGCACTTGGAGAACTTGACACTCTACTAGAGGAAGTCAATTCTTTGAGGAAGGAAGAAGAAACAGAGAAATCTCCTGCGGCTATGGAAGACGCAGAAATGATGGACGAAGAAATGATGGACGAAGAATTGATGGAATACACAGATGCCGAAACAAAGGGATATGTTCCTACTGTTGACGGGGCCGGAGTAGAAATCGGAGATAACCCAAGTCGTGTTGTAATAGAAGGCGGAAAGCCAAAGCATCAACCGCAAACAGTAGTCAAGTCCTTTGGAAATGATGAAATTTCTTCACTAAACCTTTCTCCTGCAAACATTGAGAAAGCATACGTTGAGTTCAGAGCAGAACAACTAGAAAAGATTGCATATGACAATCTAGCAAAGTCTTTCGAGGCACGATTCAAGAACGAAGTATCTACAAGAACAGATATTATTTCAAAGCAAAACTATGACGCAAAGAGCGAAGTATCTGCACTAAAGGAAGAACTAGCAGAATTGCGAAAGTCCTTTACTGTAGAAAAAGAAACTATTCTCAAAGCACAGCAACCAAAATCAGTTGCACTACCATCTATGGATGATGTAGCAAACATGTCTTGGGCCGACTTAAACAGGCTTGCTGGAAATTGAGGGGTGATTTAAATGGCAGGATATGTAAACACAATTAGAGACTTAGAAGCACAGACATACGGAATTGGTGGCGCATTCGGCGGCAATGATATTCTAAAGCAAGCAGGGGTAGTTCAAGGATTACACACTGCTCACGATATCGCTGATACGGCGGCATCGGGAGTTACTGGAATTACCGCAACCGGACTTTACAATGTTCTTTACGGACAGAAAGTTTGGTCTATGCTAAATCGTGAAGTAAACGCACTATCAATGATTTCAAAGAGACCATACAGTTCCTCCGGATGGAGAGTTCTAAAGAGCAGACCTTTTGGTGGCTCCGGTAACACTCTAGCAGAAGCAATTGTAAATGATTCAGACGCCGCAAACTCCGGTATTGGAGAAGATACACCAGCCGCAGACGCTATTGGTGGTGTTCCAGAAAACGCTGGACTATCTACTGCTGCTGACGGACTAGGTTCTATGGCTCCAACATACGCACAATTGTTTATGAGTCCAAAGACTGTTGCACATCAATTCGATTTCAGCGAATTGGCAATGGAGATGGCAGCAATTGATGACGGTATTGGAGACATCAGAGCGCAAATGAGAGAAGATATGGGAATTGCTCACGCAGAAGCACAAAACATGATGCTACTAATGCCACTAGAGCATTACGGTGAATCAACAAACCAATCTACAGGTCGTCTAGAAAACATCGAGAGAAACTACACTTCCCTAAACAAGATTGTTACAAGTCGTGCAGAACTTTTGGCAATTGATGGTGGAGTTATTGCTACTGATACTACAAGTGCAACAAACAACTTGGGTAAACTCTATGGTGATGAAAGATTTAATGCTGCTTCTTTCCTAGATTCAGAAGTAGACTTTGGAAGCGGATACGCTAGTGGCGATGTTCGTTCACTAACTCTAACACTATTGAACAACATGATTCGCAACCTACGAATTGCTGGCGGTTCTCCAAAGGTAATTCTAACTGGATATGACACTATTCAAGCAGTCGCAGACCTATTGCAAAGCCAAGAAAGATTCATGGACAGAAAGGAAATAGTTCCTACTGTAAATGGTATTCGTGGAGTAAAGGGTGCAGAAGTTGGATTCAGAGTAGCAACATACTACGATATCCCACTAATTCCTTGTAAGGATATGGCTTCTACAGGAAACGCAAGCACAAAACTAAGTGACTTGCTATTCCTTGACACTGACCATCTATGGTTGGCAGTTATGAAACCTACACAATACTTTGAAGATGGTATCACTAACGGAAACCCATTCGGTGTCGGTCGTCTAGGAAACCAAGCACTTTATCGCACTATCGGTGAAATGGGCTGTTCATTCTTTAAGGGTCAAGGTAAGATTACCAACGTACAGTGAGGTGTTTTAATTGACACACACTGTAACATTGTTGGCTGACCATAAAGGACAGACAAGGCCAAGAGTTTCCGGAGATGAGTATTTCGTAGATGCAAACATTGAGATTACTTCATACACAGAAGATGGAGAAGTAATTTCTGCGTCTTCTCTAGGACTAAGCACAATCAATGCAGTTATGATTACGGGTGCTGAAACGGCATCCGGAGTTGCCGCTGAAAGATTCGTTGTGGAATTAAGCACTGCGGGTGCTTATGAAAGTGCAAGTTCTTTCTCTCTAGTAGGAACTACTGCTAGTTCGGGTGCTGAATCGGCTAATTCCGATTTGGGATTCATTAGAGTAAGAGTTTACGGAAATCTTTGAGGTGAAATAAATGGCTAAGATTATTCTTAGTGAGTCTTCTGTAATGGGAAGGTTGAGAGTTGGGCGAGAAGAAATCACAAGAGAAGTTTCTTGTGAAATCTCCGCACTAAAAGGTCTGCTAAGAAAGCAAGACCCCAACCTTTCCATTACTTTTGAAGAGTCCGATGAAGAAGAATTGTTAGGATTAAGTGAGAAGATTTTAGGAATGTCGCAAGGCATCCTAAATCTTCCTACTGTTCCTACAGGTGCAGACTTGGTTAAATTGCTTTTACCTAAGAAAACAGTGGCTACAAAGGCAAAAACAAGTGCCAAGAAAGCCGCTAAAAAGGTAAAAGAAGCAGTAGTGCCGACGAAAACTGAAGAAGTTGTAGAAGAATCTGAAGATTCTGAATGACCAACATCTTCAAGTATCATCGGAACTACGGACATACGGAGAGAATATTATGGTAGACTCTTGTAGGTCAAGCGGAGTATTAACGGCGAGTGCAGTAGTAGCGGCACACCCTTGTAAATTAAAGAGCATACATTTCAGCATTTTTGCCGGTGGGCCTGATGTTGTAACGGTAAAAGTTTTTGATTCAAAGGATTCTACTTTGACAGGAAATACTGAATTGGCTAGAGTGGTAGTTGAGGCTACACAAACTGTAAACAATATAGAATACGATATGCACGGAGTTTTGGCTAGAGAAGGGCTTTATTTGCAAATTACAAATAGTGCAGGAAGTCCGGATGCTACTACAAGACATGCAGTTTCCGTAGAATTTAACTGAGGTTTTATTATGCCAGCACTAGCACACGACACACGATTAGTCATGACTATCCTATTCGTAGGAACAGTTAGCGGAGCGAATGTTTTCTTTTACGCTAACTATGGAACAAATTTCCCATATACCACTTTAGCACATGCGACTTTATTTGGGCTGATAACGGTAGGGGCTATTATGATTTTAAAAGCAGTATTTGATTTGGCTTTAAATGAAAAGATAGAAATGTATTTGTTAGATAGAAGAGTTAGTCACTTTTGGGCACAAAAGAGAAAGGAAGAAGAACAGAAGCAAAAGATTCGAGAAACCATGAAGAATTATAATACAACATATAATACTCAACCGCAGTTTGTTTCTCAAATGGAAAGCGACGGAATAGGAAATGAGTTTTTAGCGGCTATCGAACAGTGAGGTGAAACCTTTGGTTTTTACCGGATTCGATGAAACTGCTATGGCGTATGACCTACAAAGGGCGCACTCTGCTGACATTTGGTTTCTTAAATTTAGAGCATATTTTTGGGGAACTTGTGCGGCTTTGTCCGGTTTTCTAATAGGAAATATACTAGGCGTATTTGATATTAATGTGTTAGGCTGGCTATTAGAAACTTGTAAAGAGGCTTGGAACTATACCTTTGGGTGATTAAATGTGTCAGTCCTCGCAGGTTTCGCTATTGTAATTACAGAAGCGGCGATTGCTTTTTACAAAAGAATACATGCAATTAATTTTGGAGTTTATGGTGCAACTAGAGTGGGTAAAACTACTTTACATCATCAACTTAGAACTAGGGGAGAAGTTCCCGATATTAAGAAAAGGACTGTTGGCCTACATAGAGGAACTCGCAAAACAATAAAGTTAGATGGCGAAACCCATACTCTCAAGACAGCAGATGTTGGAGGAGAATCTTTCTATTGGCAAGAATGGATAAAAGATATGAGGAAGAGGAAAGTAAATTATATTATATTTATGATAGACCATAGACATCTAGAAAGTTCTGCAAACTTAGACCATCAACTAGCATGGAAATTTTTAGTAGATGCTATTTATTCTTCTACATGGCCCGATGGAAAAAAGAAAAAGGAAGCCGACTATCCTATGGGAATAGGAATTTGGGCCAATAAATATGATTTATGGGGAAAGAAATATAATCATAATGGAGAGATACAGGACCATCCCATCTTCGAGCCTTTTAAATATGGGATGCAAAGGTTAAACGATAAAGGCATACCTACTTTCAAGTATATCGTATCGGCTAAATCACAACCCGAAATGGTTTACAGAGGAGTTACAACAATGATAAAGGATTATTGATTACTATGTTTCAACAACCAAGTTTAATAGGACAACCGATGAACACAAATGCGCCATCTGCATTCTTGCCACCACTACAAAGAGCAAGAGCAAGTGGACCTGTAGAAGAATATAAGTGCATGAATATCAAACCAAAAAAACAATTGAAGGAATTAACTAAAGTATTAAATCCGGAAAAGAAATCCTTTTTGAAGATAAACTACGGCTACAAATTTAATCTCAAAGAACGCTGCGTGGTTTGCGGAACCCATCATGTTTGGGAAAGTGGAGATTATATGAGACCACCAATTCCACTAACACATGTCACTAAAGGTAGGCCAATGAGAGGAACTTATTGTCCTAAACATGCAGGTATTCATAGGCAAATGGAAATGCTTCAACAACAAATTCTAGCAGAACAACATGGCTTAGAGTTCAAGGCCTTTATCCCTAGAATACCTAGATTAACTAGGTCCGGTCCAATTACTACTCTAACAAAAGAAGATGTTACTAGTTTAGTTTCTGCCGGATGGCTTATTAAACCGCCCACCTTAGCGGATAATAAGTCGGCTACCAATGAGGCAATTGAAATAGTTGGGGAAATTAATATTTTAACAGATAGGCTAAATCATTTGATGATAAAACAAGGTGTAGTAGTAGAAGGAGATGAATAATATGTTTGGAACAAGTAATGGCACAGTATTAACCGCAGTTCAACAGCAGAGTGACCAGTCATTTAAGTCTATGAATAATCTATTATCTTTGCAAGATAATCATGTGGAGGAATTCTTTCAGTATCACGGAGAGAAGTTTTTAGTTACATTTGAGAAACTAATAGAAGATGTAGTAGAGAGGGTAGTTAGCCAAATGCTAGTAAAGTTGCAATTGGTTCAGGATGATACTACTAAGAGTATTAAAGTTCATCCTGATTCTCTTAGAGAATATGAGAGAATTACTCAAGAAAATATTCAATTAGATATTATTAATCTATTAAATTCTGCAATTGATACAGAAGTTATTAATCAAAGAAAGATGGCAAAGCAACAATATCTAGAATCTCAAGGATTTGGTGGGGGAGGAATGCCTCAACAAGTTTCAGCAGGTGCCGCACTAGCAGGAGTTACAGGAAATACTCAACAGTATCAACAAATGCAAGGTGCTGTAAATAATGGAAGTGGATATCCTATTCCTCCAAATGGCACAGACGCATACGGTAGGCCATATTGGGTAGACCCACAAACAGGACAAACTTTGTATGAGCCTCCTAAAAGTGGACTAGGATTAGGTAGTGCAATTCAAAAAGGTGCGGCTTGGGCTAAATGGTTAATGTGAGGCGGGTACTATGACAAGAGTTATCTCTGACGGGAATATCCGTGAATGGCCGGAAGAATTCAAAGAGGATTTTCTACAGGCTATAGTTTCAGATACGGACGTTCCTGTTGAGAGAATTGTTAGGAGTTCTAACACTAGTTTAGATATTGAATTCGATGTTGAAGATTTCATCACTAATGGGTTGGAGGAACTAGAAAACCTAAAAGAAAGAAAAATCTATGATATATTAGATAGGGTGGGTTCTGAAGGTAAAGAGGCCTTATCTATGCTTCGAGGAAAAAAAGTAAAAACAGAGGCATTTAAAAAATACAAGGATTATACTTTGGGAGATATCATAGATGATGATTTTAAAAGAAATCAATTAATTGGATATTCTACTTTTTCCTATGAAGGCACCGAAGATGACGACGGCAATGTTACATGGAAACCTAAAACAATACTTAGGGATACTTTAGATGAAGAAAATTTTCAACAAAGGGGCGAGGCTCTAAAAGGAATACCCGATTTAGACCACGAATCAATACCATTGCCTTCTGAAATTTGGACTGAAAGAATGGCCCCTACAGAAATATCTCAAACTAGAATGGAAGATGCACAATCAAAACATTTGTTAAAATATTACGACAATATCAAAATTGTTAGAAAGGAAGGCCCAACAAAAGATGCTCAAAAGGCAGTATCAATAGTCCATCCTGAAAACGACAAAGAAAAAGACTTGAAGGATAAATTAAGGAGATTTATCGCCGGAAACATAAATCCATCAATTATCGGCCCTATAGCAATAAACCTATATACTTTAGAAGAAGAAGATGACCGTCTAAAAATACAAATGGAAATATCTCAAGAGGAAGAAGGAAGATATGAAATAAGACCTTTTGGAGGTATTTCTGGAAGGACCGGAATAAGAAGAATAACTCAAACTGAATTTGAAGAATACATAGAAGAAAATAAAGCCGAAATACAAATAGGCGAGTATTCTAAGGGGTCGGGGGAAGAAAAGATAACCTATGATAAGGGAGAAGCATTGGATTCTATAGAAGACCGTACATTAGATGTTATTGTTCAAGCAGGTAGCGGAATAAAAACTATGGAAGACGCATTAAATGAAATTGACCCCATTGATGTAGTGAAATTTTTAGCGGCAATTTACACTGTTAAAGCAATTAGAAAGGATTTAGTAGAGTCTAGGTCTAGGATTGATACTGAGCCGGAATTCATAGGAAACTATCAGGTAAATATTAAAATGGATAGTATCTTACAAGATATCGAAGAAAGATATGTTGAATTAGAAGACGATATAGAAAACGCTAAAGATTTCATAGGGGGGTATAATTAATGCCAACCGTATTTTCCCCCAGTGATTATACATCCATTAATCCTGATTATTCTACAGGGAAAGGATTCTATACTGACATTACTGCAATCTCAGACTTGCTACAAATTCCTGCTTTCACTGCATCTACAAATCCTACTAATGCTCAAGTCGGTTCTATAATCAAAAGAGTAGAAGGCATGATTGATGATAAGGTAAAAAGGTCATACCGCCCTATTCGTCACGAAACAGAATTCCACGATTTTAATTTCGGTAGGCATCCAGCAGATTCTTACTATGGCGGTTATGTAGGATTTGTTCAGTTGCAACATATGAAAGTTAGAAAGATTGTAAGTCTTCAAATATGGCAAGGCAATTCATACAAAGAGTTGGCTTCTGCTCAAGCAAGTATTACTTTGAGCGAAGATAATTATGGTGATATTCATAGTATTATTTTGGTCCTACCGGATGGAACAGAATTTACTATGGAGTCTAGCACTAGTGTTGGAACTTCTTTAGTTGATTCTAAATTCAATAATAGGTTTGGTTCTAAAACCACTGCAAAAGAAATTATTGCTTTAACTAATGAACAATTTCCATCTAATACTTCTACATTTACAGGGGCAGATAATAAGAAGACTTTGACTGAAGATGGAGGAACTAACTTTAATGTTTCAGATTTTTTCTATGCCGCTAGTGATTTAAATAATGGAAGAAAAATAAATATCTCTAGTTTATTGATGGGAGAAGATGGTTCTGATTGCACTCTGAAGGTTGCCATTCAGCAATCTTGCACTACGGTAAGTAGTGATGCTACTTTAACTGTAGCAGATTCTTCTAAATTGGCAGTAGGAATGGTAGTGACGGGAACTAATATTGCGGCAGGAACCACTACTATTACTTCTATTACAGATTCTACTACAGTTGAATTAAGTGGAACATCTACAGGAAGCGGAAGCACTACTGTAACATTCACTTCTACAGATACTATTCCAAATGTTTGTGATGTTGTGGCTTTTACAGATAAACAAGACATGAAAAGAATTGGAAGTTTTTGGAAAATAGGCAATGAAGGTAGGTTGTTTTTCCTACAAGATTTCCCATATCATACTAACAATTCTGTAATCGTTTCTTACATTGCAGGAGATAGAAGAGTTCCTTCTGCTATACATGAAGCGGCTACAAAATTAGCGGCGGCAGAAATACTAAGACACGATGACCAAACTATTCTTATTGCTGAAACAGGGGCTAACATTACTACTAAGGAAAAGTATGATATTCTAAAGAAAGAGGCTATGGAAATACTAGATGGTAAGAAAGATATTGTCTATATTATTGAGTGATAATATGTTTGAAGACCTAAAGCAAAAGTTCGAAAAATATCTAGAAATAGAAAAGGAAAGAAATTTGCAAATGCTTGAAGTATCTAGATTATTAGGAGTAGACTTTACTTTTTCAGAAGAAGAACTTATTCAAAACGCAGAACAAAAAATAGTAGAGTATATGGAAAAGACTTTACAAGAAAAAATAGACAAAACATTTGAGGAAGTATAATGGATGAAGTTAGTTTGCTCATTGACCTCTTAGATAGTAATTGGTCTAGTTCTGCCACTACTTTACAAAGTGCTGGAACTATTTCTTCAGACCATATTGGCAAGCCTAATATTATTGACATACGAAGTTTAGAAGCAAATAGAGGAAGCAGGTATGATTTGTCACTAAAAGATTTGATTGTCATTTTTGAAGACAGTCAAAATATAGAATATCCCACAGTGCATTTTGATATAAGAAATGAAAGTTATTCCTTTACAGTACACATTCGACATGTTCAAGATGAGCGAGCAGGAACAGATAGTAACTTTGGCAAAGATAGGCTAAGGGCTTTATACTTGATTACTCGTCATGTGCTTGAGGGGAAGCGAACCGGATACACTGCGTCGGATGGTTCTAAGTTTAATCAAATATTTGTAGGCTCTAGAAATGAATCCAATGACAGGAAAAAAAGAATATTCGGATACAAGATAAGTATAGAAGCAAAACGGTTCGCACTCTCAGTCCCATAGTAAGTAAGTAAGGAGAGGGGAATAATGACAAACACAGACATATTTTTAGGAAGCGGTGCAACATTATCATTAGTGCCGGAATTGGATTTATACGCTTTAGTTAATAATAGTGCTAGCAACACTACTAAATTAATACCTGAAGATGCCTTTATTGTAAACTATCTTCTTGTAAATAATCTATATGTGGGGTGCGTTCTAGAACTTTATGCTACGGGAACTACTACTCCTCTGTCTGTTCATACTGTTACTGAAAATGATTCCACTTCCTTTACTATTTCACCTGCTTGCAGAACTCCTGCTTCGGGAGATTTTATAGTAATAAGAGCCTATGGCGCACCTAGCGTTGGACAAAGAAATTCTTCTGTTAAGAGATTAAATGCTGATAATTGGCTAGGAATTTTAGAAAGTGCAGAGTTTCCAAATGTAGAAGTTGAAGTTAAGCAAATGAATCTTTCATTGGGCGGTTCAAGAAATATGACCTATCAGTATAAGGGGATTGAAACTGCAAGCGGAGGAAGTCTAAACATTGTAGCAAATCACGGAACTTGGCTATACTATGCTTTAGGTGCTTGTGACCAAGTTTTAGCAAAAACGAATAATGACCATCCTACTAGTAAAACAGATGCTTCGGTGGCAGGGGATGTATATATTGATACAGGAGATGCAGGAGATTCCGGACAAAGCACAATTGAGACTCATCTGAATCAGGGGCCAATATTTTACAAGACAGGATATGCGACTACCGGAACTGCGGGGGATGCTTTAACTCCTCCATTAGTAAATCATTTAGACTTACATACTAATACAGAACAGTTAGTGCTTCCTTCTACTCCTTCCTCTATAACAGATGCAATCACATATAGATTCATAGAGGCAAACGGAGAGGACTTACCTTCCTTTGCATTAGAACAATCTATTAGCAAACTAGTTAGTGGTTCTGAGAACTTGACAGATACTTCTGCTAATCTAGAAGACTTAAACTTCGTAAGAATCGCAAGAGGAAATAGAGTTAATAGTTTTACTATGACCGCTAATGAAAATGAAGAAGTAAAAATGACTATGGAATTAATGACAAGAACTGTTCACAAGTTAGACCAAAATGAAGCATATGAATCTAGAGGCGGTGCAGGAATTACCAATACTAATTTGTTTAACTTTGAAACAGATGAATTCCTAGAACCATTCTTCTTTTCAAAGGGTTCCTTTAGTCTATTCGGACAACAGTTCCTAAAGGTTACAAACATGTCTTTGAAAATCAATAACAATCTACAGGAAAAGAGATTTATTGGAGTTGGAAATACTGCTATCCAAGATGCTATTCCATCGAATAGAAACTACGAATTATCCTTTACTGCTCTAGTAACAGACGATTTACTCTTTGAAGAATTATTCAATAGAAACGAAAACACAGGAACTTCTGTAGTTACAACCGGAACAAACTTTGCCACTGACGCACAAATTGACTTACAATTTGACAAGGCAAATGGAGAAGAAATCAACATTTCCTTCAAGAACTATTTCCTAGAAAGTGCAAACTTTACAATACCGGATGATAAAGGCCCAATTACCGTTGAAGCAATGGTAAAACCTAGAGATTTGAAAGAATGCACAGTAAAGACGCATTGGATTCTACAGGGGTGATTCTTTTTGGATAAATATACTAAGAGAAAAATTATGGCAGAAAAACTCAAGGCTCCTAAGAAAAAGGGTCGACCAAAGAAAGAAGAGGTAGTTAAAGAAGAAACTACTGAATAATTTTCCACCAACACCGTTTGTATGTTTGTTGGTTTAGAAGGTGGAAGAAAATGTTGAATAGAAAAATAGTAAGTGACAAGAGTGTAATGTTTGCACTCGCAGATGCAAAGTGCCATTGGATACAAGTAGCCCCCGATTCAGATGAATATCTGAAAGTTTGGGTAAAAGAACCTACATGGCTAGAGATAGACAAAGCGATTAATACATTAATGAAAATTAATCCTAAGACACAAGAAATGGATATAGACTTGAATAAGATGTATCGCTATATGGTTGATAACTTTATCACAAAGACAGAACCATCTTTGTCTACTGTAGATTTAATCAAACTCAATCCGTATGTCGGAAATCAAATTAAAGAAGTAATGCCGAATCCTTTTGAAGTTATGCAACAGGAGGATTCATCAAAAAAAGGGAAGTGAGGCGGGTATTAAAAGGAGGACAAGGTTCTCCTTCTACCGTAAGCCTCATAATCGTATATACTTTAGCAAGTGCGTTGAAGATAAGTCCTTTGGAGATTTATCAGATGCCAGCGAGTTTAGTATTAGACTTGCTGACCACCCATTCGGTGTTTGAAGAAATAAAAGCAGAAGAAATGGAAAAACTGAAAAAGAAGTGATAGAATGTTTGATGTGTTTAAGCAAGAGTTGGACAACTTAAGGCAAAAAACAGCAGGTTCATCAAAAAGCATTTTTGGGAGCATGGCTCTCATAGGAGAAGCGTTTAAGTCTACTCAAGACCCCATGCTTTCATTTGTAAAAAATGTCGCTTACGGTAGATTAGGTCTTTTTAGGTTTATTAGCAATACAGTATCGGGCCTACAAGCATTAGATAAGGCAGTAGGGGCAGTAAAGGGAACAATCATGTTGGCGGCTCCCGTATTTACAGCACTGAATAATAAATTAGGAATAACTGAAAAACTCTCAGCAGTAGGGGGGGCAATAGCCGGAGGAGTGGCGGGATTCGGTGTAGATAAGGCTTCGGGCACAAAGGAACAGGTAGAAAAGATTACAATTCCTATAGAAAAAGCGATAAATGCGGTTCCCGAAGCGATAAACGGACTTTTTAAAGACGCTGGCATTTATGATATAATGTCTAATCTTAAACAGTTAGATTTCAAAGGAGCGTTTGAAAATCTTAGAAAGGGAGGAGTAATAAATGCTTTACTTAGACTATTAATAATATTTACAGGCCTTACAGGTAAATTAGTTTTCATTCCACTAAAAATACTTGTTTTTACTATTACCAAAACCTTTTCTATATTTTTACCATACTTAACATATGTATTAGGAATAATAATTGCTGCTATGGTAGTAGTAAAATTACTATATGAAACGGCGGGAGTTATTTTTGATGTCCTCAAAACCGTATGGGCTATTGCTTGGCCTACTATCAGCACTGTCTTCGGCCATATTGGTGATTTCTTAGGAGTATTCTTTAGTGCAATTGGCGGAATATTCGGATTTATTTTCGGCAATACTTCATTAGAAGAAATGCTCTTTGGGGTTTTTGACCTAATACCAGCATTCCTAGATATGGTTTTTGGTGGAGGACTGGCTTTACTTATTGGACTACCTACTATGATTTTTGGTTTTTTTCAGACTCTTGTTGGCTCTATTTGGTCTAGGGCGAGAGCATGGTGGGAAAATTCAGGAAAAGGGGATATCCTTATGGTAGTGGTGGGCCTAGTGGCATTCTTTATGGGAGGAGCATTTTATGTATTGCTAGGAACAGTGCTTTTTTATGCAGCAATGTGGTTTTGGGATAGATTTGGTCGCTTCTTTAGTAGTGGGGGAGCATTTTGGAAAGGACTAAAGGATTGGTTTGGTAGTGCGGTTGGTGGATTAATAGACGCAATTTCAGATTGGTGGGATAGTATTGATTTTTATGCTAACGGTGGTGTTGCTACAGGTGGAATGGCAGTAGTGGGAGAAAGAGGCCCCGAATTAGTCAATCTTCCTAGAGGTGCTAGAGTTCATTCTAATGCTCAAAGTAGAAGAATGGTCGCTACTGCACAAGGCGGAACTATTATTCACAACAACATTACAATTAATGCAAGAGATACTTCTGATGGAGAACTTAGAAGAATTGCAGAAAGAATTGGAAATATGGTAAACAATAAAATTAACAGAACTACTTCTTCTAGAACTATGAGGTGATTAAATGAGTTATGTATATCTAAAAACTAAAGCAAATTCCGAAAGTTTGACTACAAATGTTATCCCGTTAAAGGTTACTTCTATTGGTATATCTGTTGACAAAACAATTCCGTCTATGCCTGTTCCTATTAGTGGGTTGACATTTGGTGAAGCAACAGTAGCCGCTTTAGATGCAGGTATGTCTAGAAAAAGCATGAGCATTCAAGGATTTATTTTACCAGAGTCTATAACTAAAGACGGTGCAGGGGGGCACGATAAAGGAGCGTTAAACTATACTGCTCATGAGATTGCTCAAATGATTTCGTCGGGAGTAGATTCTACAGGTGCAGCGCAACATCAAGCATTTGATGAATTGGTATTTCTTATTCCTTCTACAGTAAATGAGAATTTTGTGGATAGGGGTAAATTAGCAGATAGTCCTTCCGACCCTTCTGCTTCTTCTTTAGACAATGGAACTCTTCAAGTTAATATCCCGTGGACCTTTGCTTCTAGAGGAGGGGCAAATGAATTAGACAATTACAGAGTTCCCTTCCCAAATGATTTTCCAACTTCCGAAACTTCTGAGGGGGTTAAGGGGTTCATCCGGCAATTCAATTGCGATTTTACTTCTGATACTGTAGAGGTTTCTTTTAACATGACATTTGAAGTAGCAACAGTATTCCCTTGAGGTGAAATAAATGTATGACATATTAACAGGAAAGCAAAGGTCTTTGGTTTTTCCTGTTATGTGTAATGGTCATGTAAAGATAGACTATAGTGACAATGTTGTAGATACAGGAGGAGATTCTTCTACTACAAACGATATTGCTTATGGGCTATGGGCCCATGAAGGCTCATTTACTTTTGAAAGTATTATTACCCCTTATGAGATAAATGGTTATGGAACCCATTCTAGTCGAACTGCTCCTACCTATAGTGACAAGAGAGTAATGCCAGCAATTTCTCAAAGTGTATATACTGCGGGAACAGAAGGTAATCACCAAAGCGAATTATATCTTTCTAGAACTGCTAGACTTACTCATGAAATGATGATTTTCTATAATGCAAATTTCCAAATATCTTTAATCAATTCTACATTACATAACGAAAATAATCCTGCCCGATATAAAATTAGAGTTAGATTAAAATTAGGAACTTCTACTGAAACGTATACTACTGAAGAAGTCATAGTTCCAACCAGTAGTCAATTTTATCGCTTCGATGAAGCACTAGGGTTTTCGCCATCCTTACATCTTACTGCTGATGGTAGGAAAACCCATGCTAGGGCGGCTAGTGTTGTTGGTAGTCCTAGTGGTGCAACATTTACGGCTGACAATGCTAGCAGATTTTTTGCCGGAGGAAAACAAGAAGTATTTGCTTTAGTAAATAATGTGATGACTTCACTAGGAACAATTCAAGGTATAAGTGGTAGCGATATAACTCTTACAACTACACCTACAACTACTTTAACTGATGGACAGGATATTTTTCTAAAGGCAGAACATATGGCTATGTATACCCACAATACATTTCATATTGCTTGCACTTTTAATGAGAGTAGTAGAACACTAAATATTCTTTTTAATGGAAGTGTAGTTAAAACAAATACTCACTCTACTAATTCTACATTTTCCTTTGCTAGAGAGGATTGCTACATAGGGGCAAATGGGACAGGTTCTACGGGAGCAGGTTCAGCAACTACAAATAAACAATTCATGGGAGAGATACATGAAATGTCTATGATGGGAGTAGAGAGAAAGCAGTTTAAGGGAATTCATAGTTTGCTCCCTAATTTCGATGATACTCTATTTTACTTTAGATTTGAGGAGGTGGACTTGTGAGTGATAGGCTGAATATACTTGCTACCGGAAGAATGAAGGAATTTCATTTAATTAGTGCAAGTGCTATCGGTTCTACTGATTCGGTTACTGCACCTACGAGTAGTCTAACCGTAGGGATGAAAGTTACAGGGGATTCTACTATTCGAGAAAACACTTTCATTAAAAGTATTAATGGTAGCACTTCATTAACTCTTAGCAAAAGCACTACGGGTACCTTTTCGACTGATATTAAATTCACTCCCGTAAATTATGATGTTCCAACAAACCCACACATGAATTTAGCCAAGACACTTTCTTCTACCGATAGAATCTTTACAGGAATCTTTTCCGATGATAGTAATGATACTATAGTGTTTAATGAAGTCGGAACTTCTACTTCTAATACAGAAAGGGAGAATTTAGCCGCTACTGAAGGATACAAAATAAAATGCTATGATACTAATAGTGGGGAAGGTGTCCAGTTAATAGATGCTACAAATAATTACAGTGATTCTGCATTTTCTGAACACCATTATTTTGTATTGCTTCATTCTGACAATTCTTCTTTACATCACTTTGCTAGAGTTACAGAAGTAATAAAGGGCGACACTGATGGGGATTTTTTTGAGTTTGAACCTAGATTGGGAACAGAAATCCCAAAAGGAACTAAGTTCATGTTATTCAAAGGACCACTAAAAAGCACTAATGCAGTAGCGGTGTCTGCTGGAATAAAAAGCGATTTACAATTTGAATTATTTTGCTCTAGGCCCCTATTCTATTTCTTTGATGATAAGGTAGATAAGAAAAATGAATTGAATCATGGAACTAAATATTTTGCATATTGTCAAACTGCTAGTGTAAATGGTGCAGTAAGATTATCTTTTACTGATGCTACTTGTGACACTAATCACACATCGGGATTATCTGATGGTTCTTCTACAAGTGTAAGACATATTACACATACGGCTAATTCGAATATCGTTGCAGGGTTGGTAGTATCGGGAACAGGTATTCCTGACGGTGCTACTATTACTAGTATTAATAACACAACTTGTTTTACGTTAAGTGCTGACACTACTGATACTAATTCCAATATAGATTCGCTAACCTTTACTCCTGTTACAAAGACTACTTTTTTAACAGTTACAGACTATGCGGAAGATATTGTAGACTATAGTAGATATAATCTAAGAGCGAGTTTGGTTGACAACTTAAGGGTTTTAGACGCCCCTCTAACTAATACTTCTAACGAGGGAAATAGCGCAAATACTTTAGATTTTACAGATTACAATGACACTTTTCCTAATGCTAGAAGAGATTTAAACGACATTCATTCGGTTTTAGTATATACAGGGCCTAGAAGATATTTGCACTACAAATATTCTCCCGATAAATCAAATCAGGTGTTCGGTGTATTTGATAATATAATTTACGAATCCTATGGAAATAGAGGTGGATATGCAGAAACAAAAATTGCAGATATGTTTAGAATTCAAAATAAAAAGATAGTAGAAAATGAGCCATATAGGATTAGACATTCTGTTCATAGAGCAAGTACTGAAGATTGGTTTGAGTTAGAAGTAGAAGTATTAACTGATTCTTCTCCTACATACACATTCACTACAGATTTTGATTTGAATTTTTTTGTAAATACAAAGGATGAAGTTAAGATAGGAGAAACGATATTCATTATAGAATCCATAGGAACCTTTGTTGCTGCTACTGGAACTGTTCCTGCTAACCAAACATTAACCCTTGAAACTTCATCTAGCAATAAATACCACAAAGCAGATGATGGGGTTGAGGGTAAGTTTGTTACTACATCTAACCCTACCATATCTGTCGGTTCTAAATTATACAGAAGGGCATTCAACAGAAAAGATAAAACCTTAATGACAAACTTTCCCTTAGTCAATGGTAGATTTAATAATCTCTTTATCAAATTTATTTCTAAACATTATGGATTTTTGCGAGCAAGTGTCACATCTGTTGCTGCAAAGAAGAAACTTATGGATTTGTCTTTTACCAATAAAACATATGGGACTACGGATAATTCAGCCTTAGATTATCTAGAAGGAGAATATGAAATAGAAATAGAAAAGTTCAATGGGACAATAGAAACAATAGACTCTTATCAAGAAAACGGTCAACGGATTTTAGAAGTATCGGGAAGAAATAAGTTTGCTAAATTGTTGTCTCCTATCATAAATGAAAATACTCTACATTCCCAAGATATAATTTATTCTAGTAACAGTCCATTCAACACTGTGACATTGAATACTAATTCACCTTATGTCATATGTTCTTTTGATAGTAAGATTGTAGATTATAAGAATACTTCAGACGGTAGTTCTTTGGCTCATGGCTTTCATACTACTAATGACATCGGAACAGATATTTTTATTCGTCATTCGAGTCAAGGAACTGTTTCTTATATTGGTAGGATTGCTGAAGTTACTAGCACTACTAGAGTTACCTTAGAAAGCGAATCGCTTGCAGAAAGTAGTGGTAATAGAGGAGTAGAAGCAGGGGATGACTTAGGGGCGTTTGCTACTAATAAGAATTATATTTTTAATAAGGCCCTATCTACAAATTCATTTCAAAATACTAGTACTGATTTAACAGCAACTTCTAACAGGGGTCTATTTTTTGAAAGTGGTCAAAGTATAACTTCGGCAGGTGTAGAGTCGGCTACATTAGTGGGAACTTCTGCTAGTGACGATTCTAGGGCATTGGGATATTTCATTAGTGATGTTTCTAGAATAAAGAATGATTCTGCTTTCCAAGCAAGGTTAGATGATAATGCTTCTACTAAAAATTACCAAGATTTTGATACTATAAACACTTTAATTGATTTTTCAATATTAAGCATTAAAAATTCAGACAATCAAACTTTAATAGAAATTGCCCCACACATTCCTTTAACTTTGGGAAGAGTAGATATTAATTTTGCAAATACGCAAGATACTACTTTTACTGATTTAGGGGCTTGCACTACAGGAACTTCTGGAACAACTTTCTTTACAATAGATAAAGATGCAGGGGGAGGAACTGTAACAAGTGATGAACTATTATCTACTACGGGTGCTGCTAGGAAAATGCACAATAAGCCTATTTATGCAAATAATGTTTTTATTGGTAAAGTGATTATGGTTACTTTAGATACAGACCACGATACTATCTTTGTATATTTAGATAGAAAGTTAGGTTCTACTATTAGCGGTCAAACAATAAATATTCTTGCAGAAGAAAGTTCGGGCATTTATTATGAAACTAAGAAATTAACTCATGAATTAAGTCTATTGAATGGAGGCCATTTACATACAGGAAAAATAATTTCTTTACTCAGCCCACATACAAATAGCCACACTTTAAATAAGGCAATTTCTATGAACTATCCTCTTTACTATAATGCAATGGATGAAGAATTTTCTTATGTAGAAAAATATGGTTCACCTTATTATAGGATAATAAATTTAGAAAAGGGTAACTATAATAGAATTACTTCTACTCCTACCAGTAACATAAAAGATGTTTCAGAATATTACTTAGAAACTCTAAGCAAAACTCCCTACTATGCAAGTTCTTACAAAATTCACGGAGATATAGGCGGGGGGATAACAGGCGTAGGGAAAACAGGGTTTACTACTGATGCTCACCTGCTTCCTGAATCTAGAGGATTTACTTCTGTTTATGGTTCTAGATTCTTTGATAGTAATTTACACGAATCAGGCGGAAGCGCACAAAGAGTATTATTTACTCATGACCCAACTATTACAAACACTGTTGCAGATGTGGCGGGAACCCACGAAAATATATTTACTGCTAAAGACCGTTTGGATTTAATGGATTATAAAATAGCAAGAATGTTTCTGTTTGCTAATTCTGATTTATTGCCTTACTCTTCAAAGAGATATGATAGTCTAATGTATGGTGGTCAAACTAGAGATATTTCTAACTATAATTTCTTTGCTCTAGAACCACCTATTGAAACTTCTTCTTCTGATACTAAAGAAGGAAGTATAGGTAAAACCAACACTCTTACCTTAAACGATGCTAATTATTCTTCTGCTTCTATTATCTCAGCAGATAAAACCCTCTCTAGTTTGAAAAGATTTTCTGTAATGAGACTAACAGAAGTAGTATTCGATTGGGCGTTTAATCAAATAGACCCTGAAAATATTATCAGTAAAGAAAGAGTTTTGCCTAAATTCAAATACTCTGCATTTAAGTTTGATAGTTTAGCAACTTTGTTTGCTTCTAGTAATGAAGTTGCAACGGGGGATTATAATGACTATCAGATAACAGGTTGCTCTTACAATAATGGTACAACAATAACTCATCCATCTAATACTTCTATTAGGGCAGGAATGCCAGTTCAGGGTTCAGGAATACCTTTAGGAGCAACGATTTCTAGTATTACTGATGCTACCCATTTCGTAATATCGGCCACTACTACAGGAGGTAGCCTTTCAAATCAAACTCTAACTTTCGGTTCTTATATTGCTACTGATACTACTGTTAATCCTAATACTTTAACCGGGGAAAGAGAAATCATTGCAGATTCGAATGGAAGATATATTGGGGAAGTTGCCTCTACAGAATTCTCTAGTCCCAATGGAAAAATAATTTTAATGGACACTGCTAGAAAAACAAATGGAACAAATTATTTTGCTGGAACTTTATTCTCTCTAACTTCTATGAGAAATGCAGATGGAACACCTACAACAATGGTAACTGAAATAAAAGGGCATGGTAAAGAAGATACATTTATTGTTTTGAATGAGGAAGTTCACATGATGAAAAGTATGGTTGCTAACGATATAGGTAGATATCCTACTGGCAGTGACCTTCATTATGGAACTCATCCTACATTATTTGAATTTGGAGGCGTTTACTATGTAGATAGTTCTTGGTGGAGAAAGCATGGGGAAATGCTAGATTTCGTAGGGGCTGATTCTACTGTTGAGGCACATAAAACCCCTAATATTTATCTCCCAATAAATATAGGTGGAGACAGTGTTCTAGGTAGTAGTATTGATTATAGTGCAAATTTAATTTCTGACCACCCATCTAAACTGTTTGATATTTTGCATGGTAGTGTAGAACAAATAGATAATTCTGCGCCTACTGGAAATGAATGTTTATACAATCCTCACCTACCTATTTTCTTAGATAGATTTGATATTGAAGATGGCGGAGGAAGTTTCGTTTCTAAGGGAACAGTTGGAGGCCCAGTCACAGGACTAATGCGAAGAGATTTGGTTAAAGCCAAAGAAGTTAGCATTATTGGATTAGGGCTTCTAAATGATTTTGCTTCCTATAAAGATGGAGGAAACGAGGGAAGCAGCACTAGTAGTGGTACGGGTTTTAGCACTACTATTGATAGGTCTTATGATGATGATGCAGATGGAGTTATGATGGGATTCAAGCCTAGATTATATCTTACTAACACTCCCGTAGTCTCTAACATAGCGGCTGGGAATAGAAGTGTCTATAATTATACTATTGATTTAGATACTGATGTAACCAGTATAACTTACTTTGATGAAGAGGCTGGCGGCAACTCAGAAGATTTCCCAAATATAAATAGAAAGAGTCTAAGGTTGATGAATGATTTAACAGGATGCTATTTAGTATCTGAGAAAGGTAAATATTATGATAGCAGTTTTGATGTTCAAACTTATTCTAGCCTATTAGCAAATACTCCTTCTCTAAATGAACAGACTCCTAATATTATTGCCTATGTAATATCCCATGAAATAGATACTACTAATTCTACTGAAAGGCACATTTTAACTTTGGATAGAAGTTTGGTCACTGACTTCTATAGAATAATGCAACCTAATCACACTTGCTTCTATGATTTCTCTCCAAAGAAAATTAGAATGAATACTCTATCTTCTGCCTACACTAAAATTAGTGGGGAAGATATGTGCTATAATCCTACAGAAATAAACTCCTTTATGGTTAGAAATAAGAGTGGGGGAAGGTCATTTACTAGATTCCATAATACAGGTGGAAAGGAGGCGGCACTTTCTATGTATGTGGCATTAGACCCCGATGCTCAGAGCGATAGTAATTATATTGTGTTGAGAGATGTTAACGATATAGAAAGTATCCTTACTCCTAATGAGGATTTGACCGTGGCGGTTTCTGATGGGGATAAAGCCTACAAAACTTCTATGACTTATACCGATAATGGGGATGACATAGGGCACTTCCTATCTTTTGATAAGATGGAAGAAGTACTTGGAGTAGTGTCTATAAGTGAGCCTGTTACATTGTCAGTAAGCGGAGGCATTTCTTCCGATGCTAAAAGAGGGATGATAGGCGCAGTGGCTAATATTTGCTACGAGGGAGATGAATTGATTAATGATTTACTAGAAAGTAATGATATAGAATTCACCGATGAAGCGAGTTCTTTCCCCTACTTTTTAGCCCCTAACTACAAAGGAGTAGATTTATTCTCGGCACTGAATTTAATCCTAAGAAAGAAAGAGAAGACGATATTAGAACAGCCTACTGCTTCTACTTTGTATGATAGAAAAGAACCTACATTCAGTATAGTAAACGAAATATCCGAATCCAATTATCCTAAAGTAATATTCAATGAAGATGGAGAACACCAAATATTTGAATATAAGCAAACAAAGAATTTATTTGATTTGTATAATGAAATAATAGTTTATGGAAATAAACATAAAGACAGGAAACAGGATTTAAGAAGTATTCAGAAATTAGGAAGAAAAACTTTAGAGGTTCACGAAAAGGACTTGACATCTCAAAAAGCAGTTAACCAAAGGGCATTAGATTTACTTAGAGTTCACAGTGGAAGATGGGATAATGTAAAACTTAACATTACAGTAGGTCACACAAATATTAGCCAATTAAGAGCAGGAGATATTGTGCAGGTAGAATTACCTAAAGAGGGAATAGAATTAGAAGACTATCTCGTTTTACAGATACAGCACGATTTCTTAGGAATGCTACATTTAGAATTAGGAAAATATAGTAAGCAGTTAGAAGATAGATTTGCAGAACTATTGGCAGACAATAAAAGAATCTCTTCGGATTTGAGGGCAAAGGAATTTAACGAAAGGGCTATCTCCTTTGATATATTAGATGGCCTAGAAGTAAAGGTTACTAAATTACTAGCAAGAAAGATAGGCGCAACAGGGCCTACATTGGGATTTGCGTCAACTCTAAATACGGCAACTACCCCACTAGGTTTCAGTAGTAGTGTTGAAACCATAACAAATTTATTGGAGGAAGAATTTTGATTACTGATGACATGAGAACAGAAATAGTTTCATACATACAAAGCACACTTGCTAAAACTGCTCAAATAGGCATGGGTGGAAATTCTACTAGTCCTAGAGCAACTGCTTTAGATGTTCCTAGTGGGGCAACAGTTACTATTGCTTCAGAAAAATCCGAGAATCTTTTAGAAATAAAGGTCACTTGTGCTGGAAGTAATATTACTGGTAAGGTAATTAAAGAATTGGGAATCTTCAAGAATTCAACAAGTCCTACTACAGACAATGATATGGTTGCAAGGGTGAACTTTGATGGCATTGGTCCCTTTACCGCATCCGAAACTTTAGAATTATTTTTAACAATAGAGGTGAACTGAAATGACTAATAGCCCAAACCCCCATTATATTTCACAGAACGCTAATGGCTCAAGCATGACTCAACCTGTGGATACTGTAGACTTTCCACATTCGGGATTAATTAAAGCACTGAATCAAATGGCGGCTGGAAATGTTGTTGTAAAAACAGGAACAGACTTTGACATTAATCAGACCGGAGGAAACCTAGTCGTCGCAGCAGGGAAGATATTACGCAACGGTAAATATCATGAAGTCGCAACTAAGACCTTTGCAGATAGTTCTTTGACAACTACCTACGACAAGGGCTATCATTTGCTGGTAGTGGCTGATGGAAGAGAAGGCGGAGAAACTGTAGATGTTCTATACATGAGGCCACCTACTGCGGCAAATAGAGTTCCCGAATTTAAGTTGGGAGATACTATCGTTGCAATGATAGAATATTCTACTGGAACTTCTGCTGGTTCTAGATTAATTCAATACTTTACCACAAATAAAGAATCGAATAGTTTGAGTATTGCATATGCTAATTCTAATGTTTATACTCAAGCAATGACAGTAGATGCAGATGCAGATGGAGATGTAACTTTTGAAAATGTAGTTGACGATAAAGATATTATTTTCAAAGTAAGTGATGGTGGAACTCCGACTGAAGTAATGAGAATTGATGGTTCGCAATCAAAAGTAGGAATTGGAACGGGAGATACTATTTCTGCTGATTTACATATTCAATCTGCTACAGGTATAGATGATAATAACCCAATGGTTTTGATTGAATCAACAGATGCTGGTGCCACAACAGGTCCAGAATTAGTTTTGTATAGAAATAGTGCAAGTGCGGCTGATAATGATTCTTTAGGCCATATAATCTTTAGAGGAAAGGATGATGCAGGTACTCCCGCAGATGTAACCTATTCTCAATTTTATGTTAAGGCTACCGATACAGGAGCAGGTTCAGAAGATGGACAATTATTCATTAGAACTATTATGGCCGGTACAGAAAGAAATAGAATAGAGTGTAATGCTACAGAAGTGGTAGTCAATAATGGTTCCCTTGATAGTGATTTTAGAATTGAAACAAGTGGAGAAACCCACACAGTATTTGTTGAAGGAGACACAAATAGAGTTGGTATAGGGATTGATGACCCTGCTGGAAAATTACATGTTAGAACGACAGATGTAGATTATGCCGCATTATTTGAAACAACAGATGCTAGTGCATCAGCCGCACCCGATGTAGCATTGTATAGAAATAGTGCTACTCCTACTAATGGGGATGACTTAGGGCATTTAATTTGGAGAGGCGTAACTACTGATGATGACCCTGCAACAGGCTCACAATCTTGGACTACTCTTACAAGAAAAAATTATGCTGATATTTTCTGCGAAGCACAAGTAGCCACTACTGGTTCAGAAAGCGGTAAAATGCACCTCAGAACCAAAAAGGCAGGTACTATGAATAAGATGATTAGTTTAAGTGCCACTGAAATAATCGTAAATGAAGATGGAAATAGCGGTAATAAAGACATTGACTTTAGAGTAGAAAGTACAGGTAATGACAATATGTTGTTTGTTGATTCTGCAAATGATGAAGTTGGTATAGGAACTAACTCTCCTTCAGCCACATTAGATATTCTTACAGGTGGTACATTTAGAAACACTAGACTACTTACTGTATCAGTATCGGGAAGCACTACTTTAACGGAAGCAGCCCACGCTGGTAGATACAATATATGTGCAGGTAACATAACTTTACCATCTACTTCTACTGCTGGTGAACATTATGCGATTCTAAATACAACGGGTGGAAACATTACTATTGGTCGTAATGGAAATAATATTAATGGTGCAGGTTCGGACTTTACTTTAGCAACTTTCAAGGCCGCCACTTGTATTGCTATTGGGTCTAATAATTGGATGGTAGTTGGTTGAGATGTATATTGCTTTAATGGGTTGTGCTCAACAGGGTTCTTCAACACCTTTTGGCGCATCGTTAGATGGGGCTTCATTACAAGATGTGGTAGATATGGCGGCACCAGCAACAGGTTCAGTTGCTACATTTACCACAATTCAGGGAACATTAGATGCAACAGTGGTTCCAAGTGGCGGAAGTGGAAGTTATACCTTTTCTTGGGCTGTAAGCAAAATATCTGAAAACTCTGATACAGGAAATAGATTTTCAGTTGCTTCAGCAGGGACCACTAATGGCCCAACATATAATACATTAACAATTAATGGCGCAAGACCGCCGGGTGCGGGTGATGTTTGGGAAGCAAGATTTGAAGCAACTTGTACTGCAAGTGATGGTTCAACTAATATTGGTGTTGTTGTTGATTTTACCGTAACGGCACCAGCGTTGTGATTTAACCTTATTATTTTAGCCTTATTATTTTGTAAGTAAGTAATTTTACTTAATTAGTGATTGTATAAAATATATAAAAAAAAAATAGTATTTTATATTATAGAAAAAATGCCTTATTTTCGACCATTAAAAAATAAAAAAAAAAGGAGAAGCCGCCCGAAGGCGACTCCTCTATTTTGTTTTGTTTGACCAAATGCCAAAGCAATCTCTACATTCCCATAATTCTGTTTTGTCATTAGACCCAAGATAATATCCCATTAATCTTCTCGCAATTGTTTGCGAGCCGCAGTAACGGCATTTCTTTCTAAGGCCCACGCTTCTCCTCTTCCTTCATTAATCGTGTAAGATATTCTTCTACAGACGAATCCGTTAGTTTAGAACCACCGAACGCTGCAAAAAATAGCAAAGTCACGACAACTAAAAAGAGGATTAGTCCCAACCATTCTGTTGTACTCATTACCAATCAACTCCTAATTCTACAAACTTTTCTTTTTCTATTGAAAATGCTTTTACAAAACTCTTTTCCTGACCATACTTCCACAAGTCATATACTAACTGAGTATCTTTTAAACAATACTCTACCACTTCTCTATGATTACCTGCCTTCCAAAGTTTAGGTGCATCTGCACTTTCCATTAGTTTAGAATCTGACAGAGAACACTTAACTAAATTTTTAAGTTGAAATCTCTCTCCATGACCCTTAACTAAAAGTTTACTAGTGTCAATATATTGTTCTTCTTTCAAGTATTTGCGAACGCAATATATATCCATAGAGTCTCTAAGAACAGGCAGGTCAAACGCCGCAATATTATGCCCTAGTAGTTTTCCACCTTTCTGAAGGTGGTCATCTAAATCATACTTTAACTGAGAAAGCGGCTTTACCACAACATCGGACTTAGCAAAATCTAGAGGGACATCTGCATAGACTGTCCCACTAGTTCCATCCCATGTTGCCACTGTAGAAACTTGAAACATGTGAGTATTGCCGAAGCCTCCTATCTCATAAGACATGTTCTTTGTTTCTAAGTCAATGGCTAACACGGACATTGCTTTCACTCCTTTTTACTGCTAGAAGGATTTCCCCACAGTTTTGCAAGTTTAACTGCTTCTTCATCCTTCGGCTTTTCATCTGTTGCATCTGTTCTTCTTTTTAAGAAGGCTACGATATTAGTATTTGCTACTGCTATCATGGAAGCGCACTCCCAACCTTCTTCTCCATAAGTATTCAATGCTTCAATTATTACTTTCGGTCCTTTAGTTACATCAAATACTAAAAAATGGTTTTCCCATATCATTTCTTTTCATCTCCTTTAGCCTTTAAGAAAACTGACCTTCCTTTGGTATCCAACACGAATTTGCTTTCGGCATGTTTCCAATCCCTATAGCATTGTGCCCTAGATACCCCTGAGTCTTGGACCTTAGCAAATAATTTGGGTTTGCTAATGAATCCATTATTTCCTTCTCCTTGATTTATCATCTCGTAATATTTATCCAAGAAAATACTTGATTTCGCTTGGGCCAACACTGAGTTCTGAACCTTTAGGCTTTGCTCTAGCCACTCTACCAATGTGATATAACATTGTTGGGTCAAAATATATGCCTGCCTTACATGTGTAGGAGTGACTAAAAATTTCTTAGAAGGGTCTTTGACTTTAGGACTATTAGCAATACAACAAAGCACTGATAGTTTTAATAATTGAACATTCATTCTTGTAATGAAAGTCCTAACAACCTTTCTTATTTCGGGATGGCAGGACTTAATGTAATCTCTCATCTTCTTATATTCATTCACTAGTGCTTCTGCAAATCCAGCACTATACTTTATAGTAGAAAATGGGTCAGAGCCATTCTGAATAAACTCTGCTTTAACATCTGAATATAAACGGAAGAGAGCGTTTGAGAATTTCGAGATATCTTTCTCTGTACTTATTCTAATTCCGGATAGGGCGATTGTTTCTAAATTCATTTCATCTATATCGTCTTCCGGAACTTCTCTTACAAATATCAACATTCTTTGTAATACACCATTGTTGGTTATTACCTTTTGTAGATGCTTTGGAATATAAGTAGTAGCCCATACAGACCTCTCACAACGGCATTCCATAACATTGCCCTCTTTGAGTTTCTTAGTAATTACACAAGCATCCCCTTCAAGAGTATTCATGAAAGTATTCATATATACAACGGAATTTTCTTTATGTTGCCCTTGCTTAAAAATACCCGAATATTCGAACTCATCCCAATGGGCTAGTCCGTTACCTTCTAGTGCGCCCGACCTTCTTTCAAAGACATACTTTTCAGGCTGAACAGTATCTTCTCTATCTTCGTAACTTAATGCTCTATATTCTTCGAGTTCCGGATTGTCTATCTTTTCATAGAACCCAATTAAAGCGGCATCGGTATAATCAATGATATCGAATAAATCATATCTATGTGGAATATATACATTAGGTTCTTCAATAATATTAGTTCCTTCTAATAAATTTATTTTTTCATTTACTTCCTCGTTAACCTTTCCTACAAAATTCCATAGGGTGCTTTTTCCACTACCGGAAGTCTGCATCCAACAGAAATGTATTCTACTATCTTCTGTATTTTCTCCTCTAGGAATCCTAACAAAGTCCTTTACTATTTGCCCCAGTATAACAAAGCAAGAAGTCGTTGCGGGTATTTCGTTTTTCTTTGAAACGCTGACTACCGCCCTTGTCCAATCTTCTACTAAAGAAGGCATTGTTTCCTCTAAAGCAAGACCGTGATATTCTTCGGGAATATCTACGAGTTCTGCCAACTCATCTATATTTATATCTTCATTCATATTTTCACCTTATCTTCATTGTTCAGAACTTTCAGTATTCTTTCGGCAATGGTAGTTCCGATACCATCTATCTGTTTCAGTTCACCAACTGTCTGTTCCCCTATTTCCATAATGGAACCAAACTCCTTTAGGAGCCCTTTGGCTTTCTTAACCGATAGGCCTTTTATGCCCGATAGCAAATCTAATCTTAAATCGTCAGTAGTAATTCTTTTGAATAATTCTGGTCTTATTACTTCTCTTTCTATCGGTTTCATTTTACAGATTGCTGTTATTATTTTAGCCGCTTCTCTTTCCGTGGGAACCCAAAATGCTTTACAATCTGTATCTAATGTGATTCTTCCTAAACCACCAAGAAACTTATTATTCAGCATTACAGACCTCGCAGGAGGAGGCAACTGAGATTTGCTATTTTCCATTATGTTATTAATGCCTTCGGTAAGAGAGCCATAAATAATAACGATACTGTGATTATAGTGCCTATCAATATTATCTATCTGAGTCCAAATTCTCTTGGACATTACAGAACCAATAAAATCTACAACAGACTTTGCCTCAAAACAAACATCATCAAAAACATAGTCTCCAATCTCAAGCCATTTCTTTTCTGTTTTGATATTCATAGACTTGGCTTTTTTCTCTACCAAATCTACAAGTAGAGAACCTTTCTTTTCTCTACTGTCTATCACTAACATAAAAATCACTTAACTTAGTTTGTCCTTCCATCATTAATCCAAAATCATCTAATGTTAATTGTCGCATTTACACCGCCTCCAAACTCTGTTTCGCCTTGCGAATGTATTCCATTGCCCTTTCGGGGTTTCCTTTCATTGCTTCTTCTAATGCGTTATCTAAACATATACTTGCATGTGTTAAACTATCTATATTCATTCTTTCACCTCTTCGGGATATCTCCAACATTTTCCAATACAATACCCTTCAGGTATTAGTTTGGTTTGGCAATGGGGCGTGGAGTATTCCCCAAATACCGTAAATCTTGCATGTTTTCTAGTCTCGGCTTCGTCCCAATCTAGCCACACTTCTTCATGCGAGGTGGCTAACCATTTAATTTCATCTACCACCTTTTCTAAAATTTCCGCATTTTGCTCCTTAGTCAATCCCTTTCTACAGCCCGAAAGTAAATCCCGATACCAAGAAACGAGATATGCTCTAGCCATATGGCTAGGATTCTCTACCATAATTGCACTATGTAAACATGGCAATAGCGGGAGTCTTCCATCAAATATTACAGGAGATACTTCTCCCTTTACAGAATCTAAAGGCTTGGCTTTAGGCCAAACTATTTTATTAGAACCCGTCTTTCTTTTAGGTATGAGTCTAGGCCTTTCTGCTAATTTGAGAACATGCCCTAATCCTCTCGCTAAGTCTTCATAGAAAATAGGAATGCAGTAATACGGTATCCCGTCTGCATTTCTACTAGACATATTTACAGTATTTGGGACTCTTCTCAATCTTGTAGATTGTCCTACTCTATCATCTAGAGTGATATCATAATTTGTGTTCTTCTTTAGATATTTTTTAATGACTCTAAAGTAGGCTTGTATGTCACGAATATCTTTAGTAGGTTCCCCAAATAAAAATAAATGAAAGCCTCTTCCGGAGAAGAAGCAGTTATGCTCTATATCATTTGTAATGACATATTCTAAAACCATTTTTAAATCTTCAAAGGCATTATCTAATTTATCTCCATGAGCATCAAAGTCTAAAAAGATTCTATCTAGAATTACACTAGAGTCAATCTTTGCCATCTCACTAAACTTGCCAAAGTCATAGACTGTAGTATAAACATTAGTGCGATTATTCTGCGATTTCACAAACGCAGTATATTCACTCTTTGTTCTTACTATCTTCCTTTTCATCTGAGGGGCGTTCTTGATGTGACTCCCCGCCCACACTTCTCTCGGAAACTTCATTGTTATCACCAAATTTTATTGTTGCATTGTTTAGCATATCTTTTATTGTTCCGGCAACTTCTCCTTGTAGAGAGGCCATTACCGCCTGTCGCATAATATCTTCAAATGTAAATCCTACATAATCTTCTCTAATCCTAAGTTCTCTTAGCATATCGAATCTTTCCTGTAGTTTCATTTCAGAATATAATTCACTAGATAGTTTTAGTATAGTATCTTTTAAATTTGATATTTCATTAAAAGACCAATTCCTAGATAGGACTTTTTTCTTGATTAATTCATTCACTATTCATCACCCATCATTGTATCATCACAATCTTGTTGAGTCCAACCGTGGACTTTTTTCATGTGTGCGCTAATAGTTTCTCTGTTGTTTGACATTATAGTATTGCACCCACAAATATACGCATACATACAAAGATACATTGGTTTTATTTCTTTTATTTCTTTCATTTAATCACACCCATGTATCTTCTTGAGCCGCTTCACAGATTCCAAAGTAGGAACAGTGAGCGCAAGTTCGGTAGAAAAACTTTGCAGGGAAATTCTTTTGCTCATACGCATATATCAACCTAGCAATACTTTTCATTACTGAAGTAGTAGAGGATTTCTTTACTTCCTCGACATAAATATAATTGGAAGTTGGATAATACCAAGACCAATGAGTAACAGGGACATTTGGTTCTAAACCTGCTTGTTGCAATACTGCATCGCTAGAATTTTCTATTAGTAGTTTATAGAAAGCCATCTCTTTTCTCATTCCACTTGTCTTGGTGTCTTTCCATACACCTGTCTTTAATTCCATAGGAATATAAGAACCATCCTCTTCAAAGACCCTATCAATAATTCCTTGAAGATGAATCTTATATGCTCTACTCAAAGGATATTTTGGGTCGGTATTAGCAGGAATAGTTATTTCACAATCAAACTTTCCTTCATTGCAAGGAGGAAGATAATCTTCTAACTTTCCTTCTAGTTTAGATTGAGAAAATCTATTTGCTTCAAATGCTGCAATAGCAATATAGTCATCAAAGTATTCATCTACAGGAAACAAACTAGTACAGTAATCTAATAATTCATTATGCGATAACTCTTCTGCTTTCTTAATATTGAAGTCATCAAAGAATGCCTCTCTAGCATTGTGAACATAAGTTCCTTTACGCATTGCTTCAGATTGGTCTTGGGGTAATCTCTCAATATATCCAAATTGATATTTCTTAGGACACCAAAGATGACTCATCATTGAAGACTTTGTAATCTTCAAGATAGGCTCATCTTCATTCCCATAATTTTCCGGCAACCACTGATAGGTATATTCATCCATCTCTTCTATTTCTTGTTCATATGTCATTTTTATTTCACCACCAATCTTCAAAAGTGCTTTGAGTACTGCCTGTTCTAATAGAATCTAACTCCCAACCCATTGCTTTGTAAACGGGTTCGGCTTTTTTCATTACCACCTTAGCATAATACTCTAAATTCGGCTTAACGTCTTTGAAATCATCATAAGTCGTTGCCGAATAATACTCTACTTGTTTTTGTTCATCCGTTAAGGGATGAGTATAGGTATCAGTAGACTTCACCTTCATAAATAAATACGAATCATCGTATTCCATGTTTAATTTTTCTCTCCCATAGAGGATTCCTGCTATACCTTCGCCAAAAATAGGCCTTTTGCCATCGACTGTGACAAATTTTTCTTTTGACTTACCACATTTAGTGCAATATTCTATAGAATAGCAATCCTCTACACTGTATTTTCTATTACAAGAGTAACATTTTAGAGAAAATCTATTTTCTTTGAGTCGGCTTCTCTTAATTATATCCAAAAGCGAAAAATCGCCATTTATTATTGAATTATATTTCGAATGTAGCCACGAATTGATTTGTTTTCTTGATTCTCCATCTAACCACTTTTTCAAGACAGTCATTTGCACACCTTTTGCCAAAGGGGTTTCAGAAATCCTCTTTGCAGTAAATCCAGTCATAACAAATTCCGGTTCCTTTAACTCATAGCCGTCTTTCCATGAAATTAAGCCTGCGTTTCTATTTTTGGTAGAACCTACTCCTAATGAAGAAAAATATTTCTCGAATTCTAAAACTACAGGGTGTTCAGGTAGATTTAGAAGATTAGGAAACGATTCTCTTACATGGTCATTGATTTCAACGACAACTTCTTTGGCCTTGTTAAGAGAATCTATTTTGACATAGATTGAATCAGTATGCCCGTAAACTACTTCCATTCTTTCTCCTCCAAAACTATATTCCCTATCCAATATAAAATAGCAATTACCATCAATGCCATTAATAATTCAGTCATTGGTTTCACCAACCCTAAAGGCTTTACTCTGTGATTTTCTAACCATTCTTTTCTCTCCTTCTATTTTAAGAAATGATGTCCTCACCCTCCTTTTACAGTCCCACCCTCTTAACAATAGTCTAGAACGAGAAAGAGCATTCTGAAATCTATTTCTAGGATAGTAGTTTTTTCGAATAACTTTATGGTTACTCAACTTGACATATCTATCTATAACAAGAGCAGATAAATCCTCTACCCATATTTCATCCACTGTTAGTTCTGACAAAACCATATCCAAACTCATATCTAGAAATTCCCAATCTAAACTTTTGGAGTTACCTCTACCCATCTTTATACCCCCTCTTTCACTTTCCAACAATTCACATTCATATTATTTCCAGAAATACTTTTTACTGTTCTAGTTCCTGCCTTTAGGAAAAAGGGATACTTGTTAAGTGTTTGAGTTATTGTCTGCTTAGTAAAACGATTTATGAAAGGCTTTCCGCTAGTAGTCGTTTGCTCAAAAAGCGCATTGATTATTTCTTGAGTAGTTAATGCCTCTTCGTTGCTTTCTTTAAAGACTCGAAATATTCTCCTGCATATTTTATTCTTATTAAAATAAAGTCTATTTTCCATTATATCACAACTGACTATTAAACCAATATCCTTTCTTGACAAGTTCATCTTGAATTTCCCTAATGGCATTATACATTTTTGTAATGCTATGGTTCTTTTCAATCTGCAAATCTAAATCGTTTTCCAAGCCCTTGATTCTATTTTTTAGAGATACTATCTCCTCTTTTAATTCTTCTATATTCATACTATCACCGTTACTATTGTTATGATGGTTGCTATGTTTACGATATTTACCATCATTAATATCTTATTTGATTTTGCTATCATAGCCAGCAATTCTTCTAATAATTCATTTGTCTTATCCATCATCATAACTAGCACTCCTTTTTCTTATATGTCTTAGACGAGTGCCCTTTGCAAATGTGTTCAACATAATCGAGTTTATTCATATACCAACCTATTGCAGTTACACTTCCTACATATGGGCTAGTCCCATGTTTTTCTACTATTTTTTCTAGAACCTGTTTTGCATTAAATTCTCCTTCTATAGAATCAATCGCTTCTACTATCCATTTTTTAAAATACATATTCATTATTCTCTCTCCGGATATCCCATTACTTTGTTACCTTTCTCATCTGTTCCAGCAGTTCTTCCAACACTAACTTTGAATCTACGCTTTCGGTTAGTCATATATTCAATAATCTCTCTAACCTCTCGCATAGTTATTTCTAATGTTTCCATATCTTCGTGCCAAAGTATTACATCTACATGTGTTTCTAATGTCATTCTTCCACCTCATAAAATACTGATAGTATCGTAAGTATTGGTAAAGCAATTAGCGATACCATGAATACTACTGTTCCTTCTATAATTCCTCTGCTAGCCGCTTCTTTTTCTAAGAAGGAGAAATAGAAACAGACAAAGACGAAAAATATTACCCCTAGAATAATAGCAGACGCAAGGATACTCGATACAAAATTAAGGCCATCTAAATAATCTATCCAAGAACTGATTTTATCTTTCATGTTTATTCCTCCATTTAATTTTCCTAACGCAACTACTACAACAATTTTGTATTGGGTGTAATGCTTCAACCTTTCGTTGGCAAAGTCTACATTTCATACTTCCATCTCCTTTGCTTTGAATGCTGCTAATCTAATTGCTTCTCTTGCACTTGCAGTAATACTTTCTGCTAACTTTACATTCGACCAACTGAATCCAGCAAATGCCAATACTCCATAGAATGAAGCCATTAATCTCTTAACAGCCATTTGGTTATTGTTCCATTTCTGATATTCTCCGCCATCCGATAGCCTTGCTTCCTTCATTCTTCGTTTATATTCATTCCTCAATTCTTTCAATTCTAGAACTGCTGTTGGTAGCAATCCCAACTTATCCGTCTTGAAGTAAACCATGTCCTCTTTGTCTGTATGACTGAAATCCTTTGGTGTTGCTAGATTAGCAGCAAAAGGAGTGGGTGTATCGCTAATAGTCTCAAAGGAGATATTGCGAGCCAATATCATTGAAGGATATAGTCCAGCAAAGTCGAATGCGGCCACACCTAAATGTAAGCCATTAGTATTCTCACTAAGAGGATTGTAAACCATAGCACCTTGATAGGTCAAAGATTCTTTACACTTAGAACATTCCTTTGCAGACTTATCATTGATATGTCCACAGTTAGAACATTTCTTATTCTTGGGCCTGTATCCTGTTGGTGCTTTCCAGTTAGCATTTCTCATAAAGTAAACACTAGCCATGTGACTAGCATAGAAACAAGAATCAAATGGTGCTGCTAGTAATCTTTGTAGGGCGATAATCGCTTCGCTACAGAAGTTAGTATTATCTATCTCTACCATTAACTCTACATCTATTATAGCATATTTCAGATATGTTTCTGTATCCTCTAACCAAGCCCTACGATAGAATTCGTTGGGGTCGGGAAACTTATCAGACTCTAATTTGTTTCTTCCCAAGATAGTTTCAGAAATATAGTTTAGACTTAGAGAAGGTAGTGTCCCTCTTTGAGAATCATTCCACTGCCTCTCAAATGCTAGGTCTAGATTCAAACATAGTCTTCCACCAATCGGTTGAGAGATAGGAGAAAAGCCATCTTTATTCCTAAAAGAAAACCCGTCCTTTGTAGAGTTGATTCCTTGTATTCTTTTTACAGGTGACATAACAAGAGGATTGATTCCTAATGCACAGCATCTCTCTAGAAGTTTAGGCAAATCGAACTTTAGACCAAACCATGCAATTAACATGTCGGGGTCTTTAGTAGTAATTGTATTGATGAAATGTTCAAGCATTTCTTTTTCAGAACCAAAAACATATTTCGGTTTTACCTTTTCAATTTCATGTTTGTATTTATTAGGAAACCAAACCCATTGGTGATACATCTCATCATAATTATCATACGCTACAATAGTGGTAATACAACCATCATGTTCTCCGCCTTGTTGCCATTCCATATCCCAATACCATTTACGCATATTGTATTCTGGTAATTCGGCCAAATTATCTACAGCAAATCTTCTATGGTAAGGGACATCTGCTTCCCAAGTTTCAGAGAATCTTTCCTTTGCCCTTCTAATATCTGTATATTTATCAACATATACTTTCTTCAACTTTGTTCCTTCTAAAGAAAACCAATCACCCTCTTCATACTCGAAATCTTTCTTTAGGTATTTAGACGGCCTATACGATGCGATTTCTTTATGCGAATCATCTATGAAAAAATAGGGTCTAAAGGTTTTAATCTCAACTTTCTTTTTGCCTCTTTCTCTCCAAGATAAAAATATATTATTGTCGTTCATCACATCAATTATCATTACATCACCTAGTATGTGGCGCACAGATTAATTTCCTATCTTCTGAAATTAGAAGAAGTGGGAAGTCATCCTTTACATAGAAGTTTACTTCCCCTTTGAAGAATCTATGCAAGGGAGAAGACCACTCTACAGTGGCCGCTTCTCCGATGGCATTCTCTATTGGTAACTCTCTAGAGTATTTATTAGTTGGAGTATTTTGAGAACCGATAGTCAATTCTTGTCCTGTATAATCTAATCTGTAGATTCCACTCTTTACAAGTTCACACATATCTATTGTTTCTTTAAAATAATCCGCATGTAGGGTAAAGGCCCCTTCGAACTTTCCATTCCCGAAAAGAAAAAGTTCTTCGGGAGTTTCATGTCGAATATGGTTTAACATTCCCTTTAGCCTAGAGATTGCATTTTGATTGGGATGCAGAACTATTCTAGGAAGAGTAACATTTTGTTCTTCATCTGCGATAGTTAGAACATCTCCACCTTCTACAGTAATTGTTCCATTAAACTTCTTTAAGAAAGGTAGTAGTTCTCTTGCATCGAAAACAATTTCCCCATCAGTAATCTTAGTTACTGGTAGATTGATGTTTAAACTAAGAGTAGTATTAGCATTCCAAATTTCTAATACATCTTCTTCTAGAGAACAAGATACTAAATCATTTAGATTGCTATTCACTAATCCATACTTACCCTTTCCTTGAATATCAGAAAGTGCATTGCTGAGAACCTTTGCATCAATTTCAAATTTCATATTTTACCCTCCTGTAATTCCGGTACTCCATTCCATTTGATGTTAGGAGGATTACCCTCTCTAACAGTCCAAGACTTTCCTACCAAGTTTCCGTTAGTTCTACTGCCTACTAGTTCTGCAACAAAGTGAGTTTGACCCTTTACTTTCTTTCTAGTGCAATAGATTTCTTGTTCTAACTTTCCTCCCCAATCTTTCCAATTAGGCATCATTCCTACAGGGGAGTTATCTAGATACTTCTCTGTTTCGTGAGTAATATAAATTACATCACAGTTCAGTTGGTAAATAGTTTCCAATAGATGATAGAATATATTGTTTCTTGCACCATATTGATATGGCATTACTTTAGTAACTACTCTAGGATTTGGATTTACTTTAAGTAAACAGGATTGAAACCAAGTATCTACTCCATCGAATACAAAGATAGGATTATCTCCTTCCTCAATCTTTTGTCTAACATATCTAACGAAAGCGTGAGAGTTATCATCGCTCTTGTCAATATCTACAACATTGTCTTTGTTCATAACAATCGGACAATAGACATCAATTCTTTCCGAAGAATCATGCCATTCTCTCCATGTAGAATCTACTCCTTTATCCCAATCTAAAACACAGATATTTCTATCTGGAAAATCCAAAGCAATTCCAGTCTTTCCACATTTAGGTTCTCCCCAAATACCTAGAACCATTCTAGAACTCTTGGCTTCTCTTTTCTTTTTCATATAATCCGCAAAGGAATTATTGAACTCCTCTTGCTTCTTACCGAAGATGCTTTTCTTTTGCGCTTCTATATCTTTTTCTACACTTTCCATATTATTATTTAATAGTCCCATTTTATTCACCTAACCAATCTATGAAATCAAAATCAATTTTATTGTCTTTAGACTCAGACCATATTGTTAAAATTTCTTCTGCTTCTTGAATTTCGCATTCGTATCTAATTTCTTTTGTATCAAAGTGCAACTTCAACATTACACCCTTCTCACTTCTTCTCATTGTAACAAAGTCAGAACTTGCGATATCTGCAAGATAACTTCCTTCCTTCAATATATATTTTTTATTTACTAACATAGTTATTCCTCTAAGGAGATGGGCTTTGCACCCAATCGAACATCTATTTTCTCCACAAGTTTATGTTTACACTTGTGATGTGCGGGAACGACCCCTTTAGGAGAATCAACTAAACCAATCGTCGTTGGTTTCTTCAATCGTTTCGATTTCTACAGGAGAACCTACTCTCTCTACTACTAGTAGTCCGGAGACGTTAATAGTAACAGGCTGTAGTCCTTCATCTGTTTGTCTTTGAGAAGTTCTCCCAATTACAATTACATTGCTACCGATGCCAAAGTCAATATTGATATGTTCGGGAACCCAGCATGTAGTCATATTGTTTCCGTTTTCATAATCGAACTCAGCATTCAAATCCGTAATATTGATGACTCTATTTCCGTTTCCGTAAGGAGTCATGTTCATATTACAAACAGTTCCATCTGTAATCACATATCTTTCCTTTACAGGAAGCATGGCATTATTGGTGTGCTGTCTATCAATATCTACTAATTCTGCAATCTTAGAAGAGAATACTTCTGTCAAGATTTCTACAAAGTTATAGTTGCCCATATCTCGGTATTCTTCATTTTCGGGGTCTAGACTATTGTTCATCACTAAACTGTTTAGTGTGACTTCAGTATAGCCATAAATATCTTGACCATTCTCATTCTTAATTACAGACATATGTAGGAACTCAAAACAGTTTGGTGCAAAATCCATACAGCCCTTCTTTTTGTAAGAGAAGTTGTAAGGTTTCATTTCAGTATCATCGCCAACCATTCCATAGAATACTCCGGTTCTCCTAAACTCGTTAGCAGGAAGAGGCTTCCCATAGTTTCGATTTACTGCGCCACTAGGATAGTTTTGTGTAGAGTCTAGTGGAATAATCATATTCCCATCTACTTCTTCTGCCCCGTCGGGTAGAGTCTTTACAACTCTTTCTTGATATTCCCCATTGTGAACTCTTAGTACTTTCCAAGAGCCATCATTGGTTTGTTCTGCTGTAGCGACGAAACCTGCTTCAATAGCGGCATCTGCATTTCTAGCATATTCTTCTTTTGCTTTGTTTCTATTCCATACCATAGTATCTCTAGGTGATTCTAGAGAAACGAAAAACCCGAAGGCCTTCTTTGAAAGAGAATTGTTTCCACTGTTAGAGGAAGTATTCTTTTGCCTTCTTGCGTTAGCAACATAACTTCTCCACTGTGCAAGTCCAATAGGGCTTGACAATTCTATTCCCGTTTCTCCACAAATTGCTTCATACTTAGCCATAGCATCTTCTGTGCTAAGACCTAGAAGGTTTGCACCTTGTCCGATTTCTGCTTTTATTTTTTCATCCATTGTTATTCAACTCTGTTTTTTTCATATTAATTGTCCTACCATCCATGAGAGTAAAACTCTCGGTGTCATAGTAGAGGACCGCCATTCACTTTCACCTATCACTCGTAATAATTTGTATTTGGTGCTGTTATCTAATTGTGCATTAATTACAACATCATGCAAACCCAAACAAATATCTTTGATGGTCTTTCCATCAAATAGAAGATTGTGTAGTTGGGTTAAGATGTCTGTATTTTTATTAATTATTTTATCTAATATATTTTCATATTCTTGTAGTCCCGATTGCACTTGAATTGCTAAAGGTTTGTTGGATGCGATTGCCGCTTGAAGTTCGGTTATCGTCCTCCTTAAATCACCCTCATATGCCTTAATAAAGGCTAACATTTCCGCTTCGGGGAACTTGCCTGCAAGATTTTCTTGCGTAAGAATCTCATTCAATACTCCTAAGATTGTTTGATAAGATAGGGGTTTGAAATGATAGTTTGCACATCTACTTTGTAGGGCAAAAATAATCTTACTTCTATCGTTGCAGGTAATGATAAATCTAACATTGTTAGAGTATCTTTCCATTATTCTCTTGAGAGCGTTTTGTGCATCTGTGGTCATCCCATCCATTTCATCTAATAGAATAATTCTAAATGGAACTTGTCCTAGTCCACCGCTTTGAGCAATGTCCTTAATTTTAGTTCTGACTGTTTCTAACTTTCTATCATCAGAAGCATTAATCTCAAAGAAATTATCCAAAGCATCTTCTCCTAGAATACTTCTAGTAAGTGCTAATCCAGCAGCAGTTTTTCCTGTTCCGCTTACTCCATAAAATAATACATTAGGCATGTTTTGTAACTCTACCCAATTTTCAGCATCCATTACAAAATGCTCTTGTCCTTTTATTTGGTGCAATAACTCAGGTCTATATTTTTCTGTCCATAACATTAACATCTCTCCTCTCTATAATCATAATTTTCTAGAAGTGCTTCATCAAAAAGCCCTACTAGTTCACTTCTTCTAAAGTAGCCATCTGAATTTAATATTTCATAATCTAAATAATTGTCTTTATCATTCAGAACATCTAATAGTTCTAGTTTTGCTTTTAGTATTCTTAATTCCTCTTCTACCGTCATCATAATCTCTCCTTTATTCTCTTTCTCTTCAAAGCCGCTAAAATCCATCCACTTCACTAATAAACCAACATTATGTATTTTTAAAAACTGAAACAACGATTCAAAATTAGCGTTCATCATAATCTCTCCAATTTAATTTCAATCTCGTTTATTTTATTTTCAACTTCATTAATAGCCTCGGCTAATTCCATCTCTATATGATGGGGCTGGTGAACATCAAGCCAATCTAAACCACAATATATTGTTTCCATATCTTGTAGTTGGATTAGAAGTTCTTTATATCCTTGCAAATCTTCAACTATTTGTTTTATTTTTTCTATAGCATCACTCATAATAATCACTCAATTTATTCATTTTTATTTTAGGTTTTCTTCGCTTTCTTTTCTTCTCTCCTAAACCTAGTAATCTGCATTCAGAATTATTCAGTTTAGTTCTCGCCCAATCAGCGAACTCTTCGTCTTTCAATAATTGCCTAAGCAATCTTTCTTCTTTGACTTTTAATCTTCTACAGAGATATGGTATCTTAGAATAAGAACCTCTCTTTGGAAAAGATGGCCTAGAATAATTCTTACCATTGTAAGAATATCCTAGCATCTCATAGAAGTATCTTTGACTCCATCTTCTTTTGACAACTCCATCTACAAACAATATTTTGTTTGGGTGAATATTCTCAATCAGCCAAGTCATAATTTGAGTATCGGCAGGTTTGTTAAACTTCAACAAATCTACTACTAAGTCCCTATCACTATTCTTTAGATATTCCATAATTAAAGAAAACATATCTCTCTCATTAGAGAACGGTTCTTCACATCTAGGTGCCAACTTCTTTATCTCATCTCTAAGATATTCGGTTGTACCTGCTCTCTTGAACTTCACCATGTTCTTAATAGAAGTCGGAACATCTTTTTGATTTAAAGAAGTCATTACTACATTACCAGTATAGTTTCTAAGTACATTTAGAATCTCATCTGTCTTCGGCTTGTAGTGGATATCTTCAATAATTATTCCTCTTTCTTTCGGTAGTGAATAGACATCAGGTATTTCCATATCATTAGCGTAGTAGATAATAGCATCCTCAAACATCTCCTTTGCTATAGTAGATTTACCGCTTCCATGTTTGCCGGTAATTACTATAGTTCTATCTTTACTTATATTCTTAAGTCCCATTAAATCAAACCCTTTATCATCAATATTTTATCCAAGCCTTCTAATGTTAGATGCTCTTTATTATTCATTATGTTTATCACGGTTCTGAATTCTTCCCACTGTTCTCTAGCATCTGCTAGATTAGCAGGAATCATTTCGCATATTTTTTGTAAGTCTGTAATTTTAGTTATTCTAAGTATGGGCTTAGGCCTTAACTTAGACTCCTCTTCTTTTATTTTTGCCACTATATTATACTGTAGGAGGCTTCTCTGTAAATCAGAAAGGAATGCCATTTCCCCTCTTACTTGTAATCTGGGTTTTACTTGATAGCCAAGATTACTTCTGTAATTAGATTCTATTCTAATATCGCAATTAGCAATACCTATAAGAATTCCAATTATCATATCTTTACTATGCAAGATTCTTCACCTCTCTAATTTCTAGAAATTTATATTTGATTGCTAAAGCAGATAGGCCATCATTTAGGCCTTTCTTTACCAATCTTTCTAAGTGCCTAGCACTATCAGGAAATACTATTTGCAGTTGAGTTCCCCTATGTTCTCCTAATGCTCTCGCTTCTTTAACTGAAACTTCTTCGGTCAATATTAGAAATTTTTCCTCAACTCCCTTTGACAATAAAAGCAAACTCAATCCGTTGGCTAAGGCTTCTTCTTCGTCTTCCCATAATTCTGCATATAGCAAATATGAGAAACATGTGACTAAGCCATATTCTTCAGTCCAATCTGAGATTGAGCGTCTATACATCAAATCCACCTATTTAGGTCTTCAGCCGTATTAACATCGGAAGCAAACTTGTCTTCTCTAATTCTTTTCATTCTAGGGAATCTCAAACCTACATTGCCATGTTTATCTCTTGTTACCAAATCTGCACTAACTTCTAGTACTACTCTAGGTAAAAAGTGGTAGGTGTCGCCTTGATACTTTTCTATGGTAGTTCTGAGTTTATTGGTTAGCATGAGTAGTTCTGCCTCAGTAAACCCTGTACCAACACAACCTACAGAAATATAGTCGCCATCATTTTTTACTGCGATATCGAAGGAAGCAAATACATTTCCTCTCCTCCCTTCTCCATATCTAGCGGATGTAACTACAACATCTAGTTCTATTCTAGGAGGCTTATACTTGGCCCAACCTTTACTTCTCTTACCTGTTTCATAGGGAAGAGTTGTGTCTTTGATAATAATGCCTTCAAAGCCATCATTGATTGCTCTATTGTAAAATGCTAGAACATCTCCGCCCTCTTCCATTCTGTGTGCTTGGTCGGGTAAATCTTTCATTTTTACTAACCTTTCAGAATAAGGTAGATTCATTATTGTTTCAAGTTCGTATTTTAGACAATCAAATATAACC